GGCGGCGCTTCTGGCAGCAATATTTCTGTTCAGGCGTTCCTGTGTGGCCGCCAGACGGGCTTCTGCAGCAATCTGCATCTCCGTCCCGCGGGCTGCCGCCACGGCCTGCTGAGCACGGTACACGGCTGCTCTTGCCCGCGCCGTGGCAATCTGCGTTCCCCTGAACTGTGCTTCCGCCAGTGCAACTTCATTACGTGCAGCCGTCACAAGTCCTGCCGTGGCAGACATCGCTCCGGAGGCCATATTGCCAAAGTACCGGGCAACCCCGACGGCAACCAGTGCCCCCACGGCTGTTGCCTCATTATCAATCTGTCCGGCAACACCGTTCAGCACGCCGGAGAGCGTTTTCGTCACCCCGCTGGCCTCATTCGCACCACCCACCCAGGCCATAAAGGCGTTTTCCACCTTTGTGATCCCGTCAGAGACCGTTTCCGGCATGGCCGCGTATTCATCACGCAATACCTCCAGCTGGCTGATTAACGCAGGAACGACTTTATCCGCCGTCAGTTGACCATCGTCCGCCATCGCCTTCAGATCTTTACGGGCCACGCCCATACCCGCAGCCAGTGCACGTACGATCCGGTCACCACTTTCATTGACCGAATTAAATTCCTCACCGCGCAACACACCCTGTGCCAGCGCCTGGCTGAACTGGGTGATCACCGAACCCGCCTCAGCCGTACTGGCACCGGAGATTTTCAGCCCCGTGGAAATGGCCTCCGTCACCTTCAGCACATCATCAGCACTGTAACCATATTCACGCATTGAGGCTGCCGAGCGGGCAAACAGGGCCGCATTATCCGAAAAAGCGGTACCTGTCCGCTGACTGATATCCATCAGCACTTTCTGTGATGACGAAAATTCATCAGATGACTGCGACGCCTGTTTCAGACGGGCATTCACGGAACTCCACTCATCAGCCAGTGAAATCAGGTGTCCGGTGGCAAAGGCACCGGCAAATGCGCCAGCCATTCCGACAGCAGAACCGCGAATTTCCGTCAACTGGCTGTTCAGTTCTGCCAGGGCACGTCGCTGATCCCGGGCTGCCGCAGCGGCCTGACGCCCGCCATTCTGCAGGGTCCGGTAATATTCACTGCCCATACGGGAAGCCCGCTGGATCTCCGACTGGAATGACTGCGAATTTGCCGAAATTTTGATAATCAGTTCACGTAACGTCGCCATTCACCTTTCTCCGGGCAAAAAAACCTGCCACAGCAGGTTTTCATCATTATTTATGACATTGCTGCAAGGCTCAGCGCGTCTTCCAGCGCCGCAAACGGATCCACCTCCGGCTTATCCTCATCCTCGCCCCAGCAGAGCATGGCGTCCTTCAGTGCAACATTCATCCCCTGTGCCCCGAAAACCGCTTTCACGATCTGTGCATTACGGATATCCCCGCGCTCATCACCCAGCGGGGATACCCTGTCGAACTCCATCCACATCATCGCCTCGCTCGCACTCAGGCTGTGGCGCAGTTCGGATAAGGTGCGCCCCAGACGGAGCGCAAGTCGCATCAGAAAGCGAATTTCCGGGCGGGCTACTTTTTCTGGCCGACTCTGCATCAGCGATCAGTTCCAGTGCCTGACGCAGCAACCGGGCATGTACCGGACCATAGACGGCCAGCACCTGCTCACGGTCGTCCGGAGCGAACACCCGCTGCAGATCCGTATCACACAGGACATCGCAGAACAGCGTCACATCCGCTTCCAGGTTACGGCGGGTTTTCGCCACCACCGACAGGGTATCGTCATCCTCTCCATCACCATTGAGCACTTCCTGCCACAGATACCAGGCCTCTGCCGAAGGCTCCCGCAGCACCACGCTGACATTTCTCCATTCCGGCACCTTCACCGTTTTATGACGGAACCCCGACAGTCTGGCCAGCGCCAGTGTTTTCAGATCTTTTGCCATAAGCCTTATCCGCCCGCACCATTAACCGTTACCGTACACGCATCAGAGGTAATGCTCTGCGGCTGTTCTGCAGAATCCGTTACCATGCAGGTATAAGCCCCCTTATCACCTGACTGCGCATTGGCTTTACTGAAAGTGTCAGTAGTCTGTCCCTCGACCGGCTGACCATCCTTCTTCCAGGCGTATTTATAAGGCGGCGTTCCCCCGTTGACACTGACTGACATTGTCAGCAGCGCACCTGTATTCACGGTAAGTGTCTTCTCCGGATTTTTCACAAACGCCAGCGGTACCACATAGGACACCGGTTTACCCTTCAGGCGAAGTGAAAACGTTGCAGCCACCACGCCGTTGGTACCGGATGACCAGGTGTGCTGACGCACTTCCGCCAGGAACTTAAAGCCCTTACCGGACGGAAACTGCACCTTAAACGCATACACCGTGTCATTGTCATAGGCATCACGCAGGGCGTTCTGGGCCTGATTCAGATAAAAATTACCCGACATGGAAATCTCGGACGACGCCCCCAGACCGTTGATGTTCTCCTGCTCTGTGGAGCAGAGCGTGGTCACATCAATATCCTGTTTCTGACCGGCGGTGAACTGGACTTCCTTGATGGTGCAGTCCAGGCGCAGATATTCCGCCTTATCCATAGTTTCAGCAGTCGCCGGGGCAGATGAAATCATCACCTGCGTCAGCTGTGAGCGTTCATACAAAGCAGACATTCTGCCTCCTGATAATAAAAAAACCCGCACGCGGCGGGGTATGGGTTTTGTAGAAAAAAAAGAAAAAGTCACACCGTGACCTGAAACTCCAGGGTTGCACGGTAACAGCGGTTTTCCGGAATATAGTCCTGCATTTCACTGACGGATCCCGGGGCCAGCAGCATTATGGCTTCACGGGCGTCCTGACGTATCTGACGCGCCTGCGTCACAGTCCCGGCATAAACGTCTATCTGCACCGACACTGAGGACTCCGCCTGCCCGCCCATCACGTCCGCAGACACCGATGAAATCAGGCTGAAAACCACCCACGGAAGCGCCACCGACGGCCTGCCATCCAGCAGGGGGACCACATACGGGTACACCTGCCCGCCGGCAAGATGCGCCAGATAAGGATACAAATCCGCCTCCGTCATCGTCTCAGTACCTCATCAATGGCCCGGTTCATCCGCGCAATCGCCACCTGAGCTGCCTGTTCACTGCGCACATCAAACGCCGGGCGCACAAACGGGTGCGGTGGCATATTCACGGTCCCCATTTCCACAAACCGCCAGTAGAAAGCATTGCGCGGGTTATCCGCCTTCATGGTGTTATCGCTGTTACCGGTGTCCGGATTAACACCACGGATATGGACACCGGATTCCATCCCGCCATCGCGGGAGCGCCGGGAAAGGACCACCACATTGCGGCGCAGTTTTCCCCTGCGTACCGGTGCCCGTGACACCACTTCTTCTTTCAGCACATTCGCACCCGCACGGGTTGCCTCACGCAGCACCCGGTTATTTTCTGCACCACTCAGAAGCTGCAAATCGCGGCTGATGTCCTCCAGCCCCGAAAAATCCAGCAGGGTTTCGATCATTTTTCACCTCCCAGCCGACAGAGAATTTCCAGACGTCCGCCGGTCGCATCCGGCACGGGCAGCCCGACAACGTTCAGGATCCGGTCACGCCATGGACCACTCAGCACATGAAGTCGTGACGCTGCCGTGATTTCCCGGCCGGACTGACCGCGCACCCAGATGCGGATTTCCGCCTGCGCCATTTCCGCACCGGACTGCATCCGCTCCCGGCTGCTCCTGCCACGGATATCCGCATGAATTTTCCCGCATGACACCCATTCTTCCGTCATTTCTCCGGCAGCATTACGGGTTAACACCGGGTTCAGAACACTTATCATCTGTGTCAGACGACCTGCAGATATTGCCATTCCCCCTCCTCATAACACCGTCGGACAACGCAAATCGTAAATCAGCACGGAAACAGAAAACGGCAGCTCCCCCTGAATCAGTTCTTCCCGCTCCGCAAGATCCGGATTCCGGTACAGCATCCCGGTCAGTCGCATGGCAGCCCCCTTCATCCGGGTTAATGCCTCGCCCGGGATCAGTTCACCGTCCTCACGAATCACCTTATCCCGGCTGCCCTGAATGTAGGCCAGCAGCACGGCGGTAGCCTGACGAACCTTGTCCATCAGCATGTCATCATCCGCGTCATGGTCGACACGCAGATGTGCCTTGATCTCTTCCAGTGTCAGTAATGCCGTCATTTTCCGCCTCCTGCATCCCGTCCACGTTTGGCAGCCAGGGTCCAGCCTGATGAATGAGCTTCTCCGGGTTTATCACCGGTCATACTGTTGCAGTGCCACAGCGAGCCCCCCCACGTCACCGTATCACCGGGGTGGTAGGTTTCACCGGCTCTGAACACACCGCGGTAGAGCATCACCGGCAGGGAAAATGTTTTTTCCGTACGCTGGCCACTGCTCTGCCGGACCACCACAGTGAACGACCGTTCGCCGGTCATGCTGACGTCAATATCGGCCACCCCGTCAACCAGGCATTCCCATCCCCGCATCCCGTGCGTTTTTTCATACGCCCGCCAGAGTCCGCCCTGGTGTGTGGCATACGTGCCCCGGGGAAAGGATTTTTGATCGTCAATGGCGGGGATTATTTCCAGTGCCGTGGCATCACGCCCGTCCTGCGGAGCCGGCAGGGCTCTCACCGCATCCAGAACAGCCTTCTGCAGAACATCGGGATCATAGTCACGACCATCACGCGGAACAGGAATATGGCTTACCGCCTCTTTCACCATCTGTTCAAGCATCGGACGCACATCATCGGGGGTAATACTTTTGCCGTCCGCCGGTACCGGAATATTCGCGACCGCATCATTCACCGCCTGCTGCAGTACTTCCGGATCGTAATCACGACCGTCACGCGGAGCAGGGATATGGCTTACAGCCTCTTTCACCATCTGCTCAAGCATCGGACGCACATCATCGGGGGTGATACTTTTGCCGTCCGCCGGTACCGGAATATTCGCAACCGCATCATTCACCGCCTGCTTCAGTACTTCCGGATCATAATCACGACCGTCACGCGGAGCAGGGATATGGCTTACAGCCTCTTTCACCATCTGCTCAAGCATCGGACGCACATCATCGGGGGTGATACTTTTGCCGTCCGCCGGTACCGGAATATTCGCAACCGCATCATTCACCGCCTGCTGCAGTACATCCGGATCATAATCACGACCATCACGCGGTACCGGAATGGTCCCCACAGCGTCATCCACCATCGCCTGCAGAACCGGATGTACCTCATCCACCGTCACATGCTTCTGTAATACCGCCGACAGGGAAGCCAGTTTCTCTTCAAACGCTTGTGCCTGCGCGGCCATCTTCCACTCAAATGTGCGCTGTAAATCCGCCAGCACCGTGGAGAATTCTTCACCCAGCGCACGGATAATGGACAGTTCACGCTCTGTCATTTTCGCAGTATCCCCCTGAACATCGCCTTCACCGCATCACGCTTTGTTTCGCTTATGGCCTTATTACCGTCAGATGCGCCGTCAGGCAGTTGTGCTGAAACTGTTTTCCCGGCCGACGCGAACGGGTCCTCACGGGCATCACGACGGGACAGCGCCTCCAGACTGTAGTTCTGCTGCTGAAGATACAGTGCATCACCGCCGGCAAGGGGCGGCAGGTTCTCACGTTTACGGGCCTCATTGGGCGTGAGAAGCGTATTTTTCACCGATTCACCCAGCGTTTTCATGCGACGTTCGCTGTCCATTCTCAGCAGCGTGGTGACGTCAAACTCCGTGCTCTCGTTTTCCCCTGTTTCCAGCGCCTCATCCAGTAACAGTTCAATGGACTCAATCAGCGTCTGCAGGCACTGGGAATAATACTGCTGCTCCAGCGCCTCCACGTTGTCACTGGAAGGCGGTTGTCCCACGCCAATCTTGTAGGCCGGGACACGGAACACCGAACAGACAATTTCAGCGGTCATCTTCAGTTGTTCCACCGTCTGCGCATCCACCGGTGAAAACGTCGTGGGGTTGTATTTTGCCCCGTTGCTCAGAATGGCCGTTTTCCCCGCATTTTCGCCGGTATACCCGCTGTCCCAGTTGCTCTTCAGTTTTTTCGCATTTTCTTCCGTAATACTGCCGGGGATCTCAATCACCCCGGACGGCCTGCCGCCATTTCTGAAAAAAGACGTCGAATTTTCCTGAATATGATGCCCCTGCGTGGCCGCCAGCCCGGCAGCATACACCGGCGGCAGCCCCACAAGCGGATGAAAAAAACAGTTAAACCGGTCGTGGATCACTTCCCTGGCAGGCACCGTCACCGCCTCCGTGATCCCGCAGTTCCGGTCCGGTGTAATGCGATAGAACACCTCGCCGTCATCCGCCACCAGAGGTTCAACCCGGCTCCAGTCCAGAATACGCAGTTCTTTGATCTGCCCCCGGGAGTTACGGATTTTCAGCACCACCGTATTGCCGTGACGCAGTTTGGCGTTCAGCC